ATGCAGGTTGGCTATGTGCGCGTATCAACAAATGAACAAAACACCGCGCTACAGCGTGACGCGCTGGAGCGGTCGGGATGTGAGCTAATATTCGAGGATAAAATCAGCGGTAAATCGACAAACAGACCAGGATTAAATCGCGCTCTCAGGCAACTAAATGCCGGTGATACTCTCGTTGTCTGGAAGCTCGACCGGCTCGGGCGTAGTATGCGTCATCTTGTCTCGATGACTGAAGAGCTTCGCCAGCGCGGGGTTAATTTCCGAAGCCTGACCGACAGTATTGACACCTCAACGCCAATGGGGCGTTTTTTCTTCCATATCATGGGGGCTCTTGCGGAAATGGAGCGCGAGCTCATTGTCGAACGAACCCGCGCCGGTCTGGATGCTGCCAGAGCACAAGGCAGAATCGGAGGTCGTAGGCCGAAGCTGACGCCTGATGAATGGGCTCAGGCTGGCCGGTTGATTGCGGCCGGAGAGCCACGACAGCGTGTCGCACTGATTTTTGATGTGGGCATATCGACGTTGTATAAAAAATTTCCGGCGACAAATCCCGTTGTGTCAGCCACCGGCGAACCCTGACAAATAGCCCCCTGTAAACGTACACCCGACAATATCACTCACCCCAACTAACGGAGTTAAACGGATGAGTGATTTTCATCACGGTGTCGAGGTCGTCGAAATTAACGACGGCACCCGCACAATCTCGACGGTATCAACAGCGGTCGTTGGTATGGTCTGCACGGCCAGCGATGCTGACGCCGGGGCATTTCCGCTCAATGAACCGGTGCTGATTACCAATCCACAAAGCGCCATCGCAAAAGCCGGTACTAAAGGTACCCTGGCAAAATCCTTACAGCTCATCGCTAACCAGTCAAAACCGGTTGTTGTGGTCGTGCGTGTCGCAGAGGGTACCGGCGATGACGAAGAGGCTCAGAAGCAAACCATTTCGAACATCATCGGCACCACGGATGAGAACGGCAAATACACCGGGCTGAAAGCGCTGTTAACGGCGAAAGCGGTCACTGGCGTGAAGCCCCGCATTCTCGGTGTGCCGGGTCTCGATACTCAGCAGGTGGCGACCGCGCTTGTCTCCGTAGCTCAGAAACTGCGCGCTTTCGCCTATGTCAGCGCATGGGGCTGTAAAACCATTTCTGACGTCATTGCCTATCGTGAGAATTTCAGCGCGCGTGAACTCATGATTATCTGGCCTGAATTCCTCGGATGGGATACCACGGCCAGCGCCACAACGACCAGCTACGCGACCGCCATCGCGCTGGGTCTGCGCGCCAAAATTGACAATGACACCGGCTGGCACAAGACCCTGTCAAACGTCGGCGTCAATGAGGTCACCGGTATCAGCGCGTCCGTCTTCTGGGATTTGCAGGAAAAAGGCACCGATGCCGACCTGCTGAATGAGGCCGGTGTTACCACGCTGATTCGTGCTGATGGTTTTCGCTTCTGGGGTAACCGTAATTGCTCCGACGACCCGCTGTTTCAGTTTGAGAACTACACCCGCACGGCACAGGTCATCGCCGACACAATGGCCGAGGGGCATATGTGGGCGAACGATAAGCCCATCACCGCGACGCTGATTCGCGACATTATCGACGGCATCAACGCGAAATTCCGCGAGCTGAAAAGCGGCGGTTACATCATCGATGCGACGTGCTGGTTTGACGAAGAGGCGAACAGCAAAGAAACCCTGAAAGCCGGGAAACTGTTTATCGATTATGACTATACGCCGGTGCCGCCACTCGAACACCTGACCTTACGCCAGCGCATCACCGATAAATATCTGGCGAATCTTATCTCGTCCGTCAACAGCAAATAAGGAGCCTGACAAATGGCATTACCGCGCAAGCTCAAACTCATGAACCTGTTTATCGACGGGGTGAGTTATCTCGGCGTCGTGCAGTCGGTCACGTTGCCGAAATTAACCCGTAAGCTCGAGAAGTATCGCGGCGGCGGGATGAATGGCTCAGCCTCGGTTGACCTCGGACTCGATGACGATGCGCTGTCGGCAGAAATTTCGCTCGGCGGTTTTCCTGATGATGCTGTCTGGTCGTTATATGCCGCCACCGGTACGGCCTCCGTGCCGCTACGTTTTGCCGGGTCTTACCAGCGTGATGACACCGGCGAGACCGTGCCGGTTGAGGTCGTTCTCCGTGGCCGTCAGAAAGAAATCGACCTCGGCGAAGCCAAACAGGGCGAAGACACTGAGTCGAAAATCTCGCTCGAGTGCTCGTACTACAAGCTGACCCTCAACGGTAAAGATATGGTCGAAATTGACACCGTGAACCTCGTCGAAATGGTGAACGGTACCGACATGCTTGAGGCACACCGACAGAATATCGGCCTGTAATTATTGTCCCGGTCAGCATGGCTGGCCGGGGATCCTGAAACCTGAATTTAACGAGAAATATCATGGAAAAAACTAACGAAAATATCGTCACTCTGATTAAACCCATCAAGCGCGGTGAGCAGGTTATTTCCGACGTCACCCTGTTAAAACCGTGTGCCGGAACCCTTCGCGGCGTCAGCCTGGCATCTGTCGCAAATTCTGACGTCGATGCGCTGATTAAAGTGCTGCCACGCATGACCATGCCGTCGCTGACCGAGCAGGAAGCCGCCGCGCTGGAGCTGCCCGACCTGTTATCGTTTGCCGGTAAGGTGGTCGGTTTTTTGTCACCGAGTTCGGCGGTGTAACCTTCCCGAAAAAACTCTCGGTCGATGACCTGATGGCTGACATAGCGGTAATTTTCCACTGGACGCCATCAGACCTTTACCCCATGAGCCTGACCGAGCTCGTCAACTGGCGTGAAAAAGCGCTACAGCGAAGCGGAAACACGAATGAGTAATAACCTCAAACTCGAAGTGCTGCTGAAAGCTGTCGACCAGGCGACCCGACCCTTTAAAGCGATCCAGACGGCGAGTAAATCGCTGTCTGGTGATATCCGCATGACTCAGCAATCCCTGCGTGATTTGAATGGTCAGGCATCGAAAATCGACGGTTTTCGTAAAACCAGCGCGCAACTGGCGGTAACTGGTCAGTCGTTGGAAAAAGCAAAACAGGAAGCTGAAGCGCTGGCGGTGCAGTTTAAAAACACGGAGCGGCCAACAGCGGCACAGGCCAGAGTGCTGGAGTCAGCGAAACGCGCGGCTGATGGGTTACAGACGAAATATAACAGCCTCACGCAGTCTGTTAAGCGGCAACAGGCGGAGCTCGGTAAAGCGGGGATTAATACCCGCAACCTGACGAATGATGAAAATCGCCTGAAAAATAATATCAGCGAAACGACCGCACAGCTTAACCGCCAGCGTGAAGCACTGGCGCGCGTCAGCGCGCAACAGGCGAAACTGAGTGCAGTACAAAAACGCTATCAGGCAGGGAAGACTCTGGCAGGGAATGCCGCCTCGATGGGCGCTGCCGGGGTAGGTATGGCAACAACAGGTACCCTCGCCGGTGTTGCACTAATGAAACCCGGTTATGATTTTGCTCAGAAAAACTCTGAGCTTCAGGCTGTTCTCGGCGTCGAAAAAGATTCAGCTGATATGGTGGCTCTTCGCAAACAGGCGCGTCAACTCGGTGATAACACAGCCGCGTCGGCTGATGATGCTGCCGGTGCTCAGATTATTATTGCAAAAGCCGGTGGTGATACCGCTGCTATTCAGGCGGCTACGCCAGTGACGCTTGATATGGCGCTCGCAAACCGTCGAACGATGGAAGAGAACGCCGGGTTATTGATGGGGATGCGCTCTGCATTCCAGCTCTCAAACGATAAGGTCGTCCATATCGGTGATGTTCTATCGATGACGATGAACAAAACCGCCGCCGACTTTGACGGTCTGAGTGATGCGCTGACATATGCCGCGCCGGTGGCGAGAAATGCCGGGGTCAGTATCGAAGAAACAGCCGCAATGGTCGGCGCACTGCATGACGCCAAAATTACAGGCTCGATGGCGGGTACGGGGAGCCGCGCTGTGTTAAGTCGCCTACAGGCTCCTACGGGAAAAGCGTATGACGCTATTAAAGAGCTCGGCGTAAAAACGGCTGATGGTAAGGGGAACACGCGCCCAATATTTAACATCCTGAAAGAAATGCAGCGGAGCTTTGAGAAAAATAATCTCGGTACCGGTCAGCGCGCTGAATACATGAAAACCATATTCGGTGAAGAGGCAAGCTCAGCTGCTGCTGTATTAATGACTGCAGCCTCAAACGGTAAGCTGGACCAGCTTACCGCCACGCTTAAAGCATCTGACGGTAAAACGGCTGAGCTCGTCAAGGTCATGCAGGACAACCTCGGCGGCGACTTTAAAGAGTTCCAGTCAGCTTATGAGGCGGTCGGAACAGACCTGTTTGACCAGCAAGAGTCATCCTTGCGTAAGCTGGTACAAACGGCGACCGGGTATGTTTTAAAACATGATGGCTGGATACAAAAAAATAAATCACTGGCGACGACGCTTGGGGTTATTTCAGCGGCGGCTATCGGTGTTGTGGGGGTTATAGGGGCAATCGGCCTTGTTGCGTGGCCGGTTATTATCGGTATTAACGCCATCATCGCTGCTGCTGGCGCACTTGGTGCTGTCTTTACGACAATCAGTGGCGGGGTTATCGCCGCTATCGGTGCGATTACATGGCCGGTCGTGGCCGTTGCGGCGGCGGTTGTCGCTGGCGCGCTGCTTATTCGCAAATACTGGGAGCCGGTCAGCGCCTTTTTCGGTGGTGTTATCGAGGGGCTGATGAGCGCCTTTGCGCCGGTCGGGGAAATGTTCGCGCCGCTGGTACCCGCCTTTGACGGCCTCGGCGAGAAACTTCGCGGTGTATGGCAGTGGTTTAAAGACCTGATAGCGCCGGTAAAAGCGACTCAGGACACGCTTAACAGTTGTCGTGATGTTGGAGTTATGTTCGGTCAGGCGCTGGCCGATGCGCTGCTGATGCCGCTTAACGCCTTTAACAAGCTGCGAAGCGGGATTGATTGGGTGCTCGAAAAACTCGGGATTATCAACAAAGAGTCCAGCTCACTTGACCAGACCGCGGCGAAAGCCAGTGCGGCGACGCAGAACGGCTATAGCCCGGCTATCAGCTCTTACAACAGCTATCAGCCGGTCACGGCACCCGCCGGTAAAACCTACATCGACCAGAGTCGGCCAACCTATCAAATCAACGTGCCGGGCAACGGTATACCAGGCGGTCGGTTAGGTGATGATTTACAGGATGCCTTAGAAAAATATGAGCGTGAGAAACGCGCCAAAGCCCGCGCAAGCATGATGCATGACTAAGGAGACCGATTATGATGCTGGCACTAGGTATGTTTGTTTTTATGCGTCAGACGTTGCCCTATCAGAGCATGCAGCGCAGCGCGGATTATAGCTGGGCGTCAAACTCCCGCATCGGGAAACGTGATGCTTTTCAGTATCTCGGTGAAGGGGAGGACAAAATCACCCTGAGCGGTGACCTGTATCCTGAGCTGACCGGCGGCAAGTTTTCGATGCTGACGCTTTATGCGATGGCCGAGCAGGGGCGAGCATGGCCGCTTATTTCTGGCTCGGGCTGGATTTACGGGATGTTTATTGTCAGCAATGTCTCGGAGACCGGCACGGTATTTTTTGAGGACGGGTCGCCACGAAAAATCAGCTTTACTCTGTCACTGACCCGTGTCGATGAATCGCTCGCGGCGGTCTATGGCGATATCGGAAAACAGGCCGAGAGTCTGGTCGGTAAAGCGGGCGATCTGCTGTCTAAGGTGGGGGCTTAATCATGCTGGATATTATCACTGGCGCGGGGGCCACACTGACGCCCGATTTTATGCTGACACTGGAAAGCAAAGATATCACCGGCAATATCAGCGACCGGCTGATTAATCTCTCGATGACGGATAACCGGGGCTTTGAAGCTGACCAGCTCGACATTGAACTCGATGATTCTGACGGACTTGTCGCGCTGCCGATTAGGGGCGCGGTGTTGTCGCTGTACCTCGGCTGGAAAGGTTTCGCGCTCGTTGGTAAGGGGCGATTTACCGTCGATGAGGTGGAGCACCGGGGGGCGCCAGATACGGTGACCATTCGCGCCCGTAGCGCTGATTTTCGCGGAACGCTCAATTCACGCCGCGAGGAATCATGGCACGACACCACACTCGGCGCTATTGTCAGCGCGATAGCCGCCCGTAATAAATTAACGGCCAGCGTCGCGGACTCTCTTGCCGGGATAAAAATTCCGCATATCGACCAGTCGCAGGAATCCGACGCTGTTTTCCTGACTCGCCTCGCGGAACGCAACGGCGGCGCGGTATCGGTCAAAGCGGGTAAATTGCTGATGCTTAAAGCGGGAAGTGGTACGACGGCCAGCGGAAAAGCTATCCCTCAGATTACCATCCAGCGCAGTGACGGTGACCGGCATCAGTTTGCCATCGCCGACCGGGGCGCTTACACCGGCGTAACCGCTAAGTGGCTGCATACTAAAGACCCGAAACCGGCGAAACAAAAGCAAGCGGTGAAGCTGAAGCGTAAGCCCAAAGAGCAACACCTCCGGGCGCTACAGCACCCGAAAGCAAAACCGGTGAGCAGTAAAACCACGGCCAAAAAGCAGAAAGAACAGGAAGCCCGCGAGGGTGAATATATGGCCGGTGAGGCTGACAATGTTTTCGCACTGACGACCATTTACGCGACAAAGGCGCAAGCGATGCGCGCGGCTCAGGCTAAGTGGGATAAATTGCAGCGTGGCGTTGCGGAGTTCTCGATCATGCTGGCGACCGGCCGTGAAGATATTTATCCCGAAATGCCGGTCAGGGTCTCGGGCTTCAAAAGCGTCATAGACGACCAGTCGTGGATAATCAGTAAGGTGACCCATAATCTAGGCGGGAATGGCTTCACGACGGCTGTAGAGCTCGAGGTTATGCTTTCTGGCATAGAATATGAGTCGGAAGAAAGTGGTTCTCAAATGGTGAATAATTGA